CCCGTTATGTGCACGTTTCCCCTTGAACGTGTGGTGGGTTATCATTCTTTCCGTTATGTGCACGTTAAAATAAGAGCCGGCATTAAGCCAGCTCTACTTATAGCATCTTATGTTATTTACGTTAATTAGTTGAACCACCCAGTAGTATCAAACATGTTCTGAAAGTAAAGTTCTGTCGGCTGGGTTACACTGGTGTAATTCCATTTAACATTGCCGTTCGTGTCGATATCAACACCGAACATTTTAGTGATGTTCGACGTGCCGTACCAGATAACGCCTGCACACGCAATATGGCGTGTGGTTGTCGGTCTAGGTATTGACGAAGGCAACGTGAACAGGACTTCACCTGTGTTCAAATTGATACCGCTAAGAAGAGACAAGCCACCGCTTGCTCTGAGTAAATTCAGAAATGGGTTGTAAGAGAACTTAGCCTGTTTCTGATCCGTAGGAGTCGGGAATGATGTATTGCTGTGAAGGTTAGTCGGTGCCGCCGCAGTTGTCCATACATTACTGTTAAGACGTGACTGTGCATCACTAGCCGCCGTATTAGCAGTACCAGCAAGGTTATTTGCCGCCGTTGCAGTAGACAAAGCACCTGAAGCAGAGGTCTGAGCAGCTTCAGCAGTTTCCTGCGCTGTGTCTGCTTTTTTACTAGCTTCACTCGCTTTCTGTAAAGCCAGGGTTGCATTGCTAGACGCTGTACCTGCTTTAGATGAAGCTGTTGTTGCTTCATCAGCCGCCTGTTTAATACCCTCGTCGATTTTACTCATGTCAGAGTTATAGTCTCCGAGATATGTAGGTTTATCTGTACCGATATACTGCGAAAGATTATAGTTAGTTGTTTTATTTGTTGAACTCATAATATATTACCTCCTTGTCTAATCTAAAGTTGACACTGGTACAACTTTAAGTTTACTGTACTCTGTAGCCGTGATACCACCTGTTGTTGCTCCAACAACAACTGCATTATTAAGTGTTTTAAGTACAGCTATAACCGTAGTCATTTTCTCGGTCAACTCTGAAACACTGTTTTTAAGTTGCTGATAATCAGCAGGCTCACCGCTTGAATCGGCTACATTGTGAATGGCAGTATCTATCTTCTCCATAGCACTGTTGAAGTCAGTGAGCCATGAAGGAATGTCATTTTCCCCAAATTGAGGAAGTTTATAATTCGTGGTGCTACCTGTAGCACTCATACGCACACCTCCTAACTTAACAACGATTTACCATTAAAATCATACTGATACGCTGTGAGCTGTTTACTGTCATACACTGTAGCTGTAAGCTGTAAAGCGTCATACTCTGTCGCTGTAAGTGGACTACCTCTGTGATAATCAGCCAGAGTGTAAATAACATTCTGGTAAAAGTCTTTCTCTCCTGTAAAAGGATTACTCATCCAAAAGAGAGAATTTTTACCGAGTCTTAAACCTGCGTATATATCGAAGTCATGCGCTGATATATTAAGGTCATCAAAAGAATCACAAGTAACTCCTAAAGAATCAAACTCATTGCAATCAATACCCCAATACCTTAATGACTGATACATATTAGCTAATGCATCGGATACGGCAACTCTTTGTCCGGTTGTTGGATCATATACCAGAATATTTTTAACAGCATACTCTTCGATGTATTTTTTAAGCCTAATCTCAAGAGCTTTCATTTCATTTCTAACGTTGAGTATATCGGTTGCTTCTCTTTCTGATAATATGTCAATCTGATTTTGTAGATTTTCTCTCACCGTCTCTAGCAGTTCTTTCATACGTATTTCAAGTTCAGCGTTAGCATTAGCGGCTTCAACACGTACGTCCTGAATTTTATTGTCTACATACACAGTCATTTCTTGAATTTTTTCATCCACATATGACTTCCACTCCTCACCATAGTTATTCAGAGCGTTTATACACTCATTAATCTTATATCCTAAATAGCATAAGCATTCATAATACGACTGCTTATTACTGTAAATCGTTGGGACGTCACAGCAAGCTAACTTTATAACAGGCTCAATAGTAGACATTTTCTCACCTCCTACCATACACCAAGAAATAACGTTCTACAATTTTCGATAATTTCCCGGTTTATATTTACAATTTGTTGACGATACTTGTCAATAAGCTCGGCTCTGCTCTTACCTTGTAAACCATACGCATGAGTTTTCACCCCCTTCTGTGAACTGCTACTGTCATTGTTACGCTGAGTTGACTCAGTTTCACTATTTCCACTGGTAACTTCTTCACCTCTACTCATAGTGGAAGCATAGTCATTGGTGTTGACTGTAACCTGTGGATTATCAGAATTAATGCCTTGACTATCAGTTTTGTTACTAGCACTTCGATTTTCCGTACTGTTAAAGTGCCCCTCTGAACTCGTAACAGTGTTTTCACCTGTGTTGTAGTTCATATCGTGTGTGATGAATGGAGAGTCACCTTCCATCACAGCCGCATATAGTTTAGAGTAGTACGGCATTGACGTATTCATCTTAGCTATAAAATATGTCTTCCACATACCTAGAGTTTCAAATCCTATATACTCATTCCAATATCTTAGAAGAAAGTCTCTTTCAAATATATTCTTAGAATCCCCGTCTCCGTACCACTCATATTCAAAGTTAAAAATCTTATCTTTGACACGTGTGATGATCTCAGTAACTGGAAGGTCAGCGCATAGTTCATCATGTGTAAGGAATGACTCACCTATTTCTTTAAGAGTAGTAGTGTATTTACTCATCCCCACCACCACCTTCTTTACCTATTTGTTTAGAAGTTGTAAACGTGTCAGGAATAAACTCCTCAACCATTGATGGCAATATTGACCTGAATTTAACGTTAATATTAAGACCCCACATTTTATTCATAGCATCAGCGCATCTTTGTCTCATAACAAGAGCAGAATTTCGCATAGCTTCAATCTCTCCATTGTTACCCTGAGTTTCACCAACAACAAGGCGTTCACGTTTTTCTATAGGGTTAGATTCATAACCTAAATCAGTAAGAACTTGACTCTTTAGATCTCGTAATTCAAGTTCACACTTATCTACAATATATGGTGCGTTAAGATTTATGGATTTAATCTTATCCAGATTAATACTATCTTTTAATTTTATAATAGGTGTAAAATTTTCATATTGTTCACCTATTACTTCAAACGTTAGCTTCTCTTCATCAGTAGAAACCAACGTTACTGGAGTTCTTTGTGCAAACATATTAAGGTCTTTAGTTCTCCATGTTGTTGCCATTGCATGAGCGTACATTCTTGCTGATATGCAGTAAGGCAATCTTGACTGAGAATCCCAGCAAATAACTGAGTTATCTTTACCGTAGTTGTTAATATAACCATTAGAGGTGTATGCTTCTCTGATATTAGGAACGTCGTAGATATCAGGCATACCTGTTAGGTTCACTCTCATGAATGCATAACTATTTAAAATATCGTCATAGATAAATACACCCATACCACGCCAGAAGAGTACTTCTTCTACGAACATAGGTGGTATCTCTTTAGGTAAATTTTCCCATTCAAACCTTATGCAGAACAGATTTTTTATCTTGTAAAAGTAATGCGTTTCGTATATATTAGAAAATTCAAACGTGCCTGACTTCTTCCTAAGATCTTCAAATACCCTGAAAGGGTTCTTACTTCCCATTATTTCCACCTCCTAGTTATTAGATAAATTGTAATTACCTACATCATCTGTATGCCATAAAGTTACGCCTTTATCGAAAATACTTCTTAAACCTGATAATTGTGACATTTCAATAGCACCTGAGAAACCACAATTCTGCGTTTTTATATAGTTCCATGAACTGCGTGAATTAAGTAAAGGTGTAGTTATTTTGTTTATAGGATACCCGTAAGTCTCAAAAAAGCTGTCTGCAATTTCAGCAAACTCTCTTTTACAGGTCATTGTGTAAAATGATATACCTGTAATGTTAAAACCCGCATTAATATTTTCCGACAAAACTTTACCATGAGCTGTAGCTGGTTGACGTGATTTATCTGAAACTTCTGCTAGTAGACCTAGTGTATTTTGTATCCCGTTATTAATTTGTTGATTAGCACTAGGTAAGTTCATCAAACTAGCCCCTCCTGTAAACGGGGCGGTTGCCGCACTGATAGTACCATTCATGAACCCCGACATTATACTCATAGCACCAGACATTGCTGACAATCCTAACGTTGATTTATTTTGTGCAATCCAAGCCCTGAACGTGTCTGAACTCCATGCGCATATAGGAAAAGCACTATTTACCATTCCGTCTGTATAATTTAATAAGTTACCCTTGTAATTAATAGGAAACATAATTGTTTGAGGTAAAGTATTTATACATCCCATTATATGAAAGTCTATTGAGTTATCATCACGGTTTGATAATTCAAAACGGTAAATAGCTGTCTGACCTTCATTGTTATCTGCTAAGACATAGCACCAAGGGTAAGAATATAATTTTTTATTTTTAGGTGCATACCCTTCAAAAAAATTACCTGTTATGCTAATAAACTTATCGTCTTCGTTGTCCTTACCATTTATTGCATTTACACATAATTCTGGAGACATGAACAAAGCTAGTATAGCATCAACTTTTCCCACATCGTTATAGGCTTTTATAAGTTCATTAGCCCATTTTTCACCGTCATCGTCTATTGACTTATGCCCTAATGAAGCGGCTCTATAAACGTTATTCACAACTTTACCGTCAAAGTCTTTTCCTGTTGTGCCCTCTGTAACGTACACACAAATATGCCAATTATTTAACTGATAAGCTGAGTAATCTGCCACAATAGGCTCACCTGTTTCAATATTTACAGGAATTAAATTACCACCTATGACATCGTCACTCCTATTAATATGCTGGTACTCAATGAAGCATGGTTTAACATTGCATTTATAGAAATTGTTCTGAAAAATATCAAGTTCAAACTTCATTTGAGTTGTGTACGGAGACTTGTACAGCACACCAGTAACAAAGCAGAATGTCCATTCTGTCGAATAAGGTAAATTTCTAAAAGCCAGATAATTAATGTTCATACCTTCCATTTCATTAAATGGAACTTTTAGCTCATATGAACCAACTCTTATAGGTGTAAGTTCGTCTAATTGTACACTAGGGTAAATTCTCCACTGTTCAAGATGTGAAAGTAAATCTAATGTTGAGTCATAAAGTCTAACGTGGTTATAACTATTATCCCAAGGTACACCACTGTACAACCTCAATTCTGTTTGCGGTGGAACTGAATTGACATTTCCCTGATTAGGTAAATTAATCATTTATGTTGGGGCGGCTCTACCCACCCCATCACCTCCTTAATCTACGGCTTTTGTGTAATTTGCGGATTTTGTGTTCTTCCCATCGAACAATCTGTACACTGCTTTAATACTAAGTGTTCCGGTTTCATCTGGTCCGGTTTTCAGGATATTTGTTCCCGGAATGATAAGCGTGTCCTTAGACGTTGCTCCACCTGTAATCTCAAAATCGATAAGATCAGGAACATATGTTTTACCTGAAACCGTTACACTGGCGGTAAGTTCCTGCTCAGTTCCGGGTGTGTAAGTACCAGCGTTGAAAGTTACTGTTGCTGTATCACTCTCTGCCGGAACTGTATCTGTTGTGAAGACACGAATCGGATAGAACGGAGAAGGAGACACCTGTTCCACCATTGTATAGAAATAGTTCCATGACAGAATATTTGCAAGTTTCTGATCAGAAATTTCACGGAACTGATCTCTTACACGGAAGAAACGAATATCCGCAAGGACTCCCTGAATTGCGCTGTTTGTGAACTTATCCACGATTACGGTCTGTACCTTCACGTCTGCTTCATCCATATTGAAAGCATACGCTAGTGCGTTCACACTTATGCGGGCATTGACTTTAGGAGTAGTAATCCATACAAGATTCAGCTTATCACTTGCGCTTGTTGCTCCAGCGATATTATTTTCTGGATTAGGAAAAGTGAACTCATCAGCCGCCGCCTTAATCTGTGCAAGCAGTTCTTTAGCGGATTCCTCATCCATTACAGCCGGAACATTTACAGCCGGAAGTAGTTTTTCTGTGTACCCTGTGTCGATAAGCCCTCTCATTGCCAGATATTCATTCCAGTTAGCGGCTGTTACAGCGGACTGGAATTTACCAGATATCAAGTCTCTGATGCCTGTTTCTGCTAGGAATGCGTTCCGCATGTTCTGATAAGTGATAGTTACTGGGAACTGAACCTCAACATTGATTTTGTGGAATGCTGACATGATGTAACTCTCGTACACCTGAAATGCCGCTTCAAACCCTTCTTTAGGGTTATATGCTTTTGCTTTACACATATTGATAAATGTTTCTTCATCGGTTGAACCGTACCTCATCGGATTCTTCTTATATCTGGCAAGCGGGTTTTTCCACGCCAGTGTGTCCACGGTCTGCATACCAATTCTTTCTATCAATGCCGGAACAATTACGTTCCTTGCGCTCTGATAATTGATGATTGCGTTGTATACATCGTTAAGATTGTTCTGTGTAGGCTCAGGAATAGCATTCTGCATTTCCGCAGAAAGCATACTTCTAGCCGCTGATAACAGATTAGCATTTGTTGCCTGAACTTTTTCAGCCATATTTTAACCTCCTTTATTCTGTGCTACCATCAAACATGTTGATATCGTCGAATGTTAATGGGTTGACTTCTGGCAAAACTGTCTCTTCGCCAGATTTGTTTTCTTTGTTATCTCCTGTTACTAAATTCACAAAGCGTTCTTTGTACTTTTTGAGCAAGTCTTCATACTTGCTTTTCCAGTCTTCCGTGTCTTCTGCGGACTCTTTCATACACACTTCTCTGATAACGCCTAAAGGTTCATCAAGTTCCGCAACTGAATCGCCTAACGCATCGAGAATAGTCTCTAACGCTGTTGATAAATCCATAATTTAACCTCCTTTTTTAAAATGTAAGATACATCCATAAAGGCATTTTTCTTTTTGGTGTATCAGGTGTAGGCGGGAACGGTGTCATGTTTTTAAGATAGTTATACCACTTTCTTGCGTTCGCTCGTCTCTCTTCTTCATACTCAGCACCCGCTCTTTCAAAGTTCTTGAGAAAAGCTGATGCTAAATATTCAGGAGACTCTGTTGAGACTTTGAACTCGTCCCAACTCATGTTATAATCATATGTTACTATCCACTGACCACTTGATACCGTCATAGTGTCAAGCCATACGCATTGCCCATCACCGTCTCCTATTTCATAACCATTAACTGTTGCCCAGTTTGTGTAGTTAGTGGCTGGTGTCCATTGTACAAGACCAAAACCTAGTGAATAATTTCCCTCGTCTAAATTCTGCCATATGCCAGGATTTATTGTTGACTCCCTTTGCATATTACCTAGCATACCTGAGATAGCATTTAGAGTATACCCTTTATTTGCCATTATGGAATAAAAGACATATGCATTGTTTTGCATATCAGTTTCACCTAAATAAGCGTTTGATGAAACCCATTCAACAGGGATCGCAGGAGTGTTACCGTATCTATATAGATATTCATAGTAACTAGCGGATGTTGGTGAAATATTAATGCTTACTTGTTCACTAAGAGGAACACTGTCTGTGTGTGCCCCCATTGTTATACCACCTTCACCAACAGCTCCCCCTGTATAGCACATTTCTGTATGTTCACCTGACACAGTTAATAGAATATCACCGGGTGCCCATGCTATCTCTCTAGGGTTATACTCCGTAAATCCAGCTTGTGTCAAGTAGTTTCTCATGGTGAATGTTGTGAACCACGGGTTAATGGAGTAAAAACCTGATATCGTTAGAGCTTGACTGATGAATGATGAACAGTCATAGTAAGTAATGCCATTAACAGTCTGCCCTCTACGATATATCTGCGAATATCCAATGTTAGGAGCATTACATGCATTAATACACCATTGATACGCTGTATTAATACTAGGCAATCTGTAACACCTCCCCCGGGTAAATAATGTAAGGCGAATAGATACCGTTATTTCTAGCAATACTATCCCACGACACAGCGAACCTCTGAGCGATAGTGCTTAGACAATCTCCTGCCTTCACTGTGTAAGTCCTGATTTGATCTACATAATCTGAACTACTTGGAATGTTTAAAATCTGACCGGGGTAGATTATGTACGGAGAGTAAATACCATTTGCACTTGCTATACTACCCCATGAAACACCTAACCTCTGAGCGATAGTGCTTAGACAATCTCCTACCTTTACTGTGTAGGTTGTATGAACTGTTCCATCTGAACCTGTGTCTGGAATACTTACGCTTTCATCACATTTTGCGTATTTATCCCACTGTGATTCATCACCGTAGAATATGTCTAAATCTAAGTACCCTGAATAACCGTAAAGTGTACCGTGTGAAGTGTACTGAAACATTGCCGCTGAATCCCAGTTTCCTAAATTACCGTATGACAAGTCATTTCTAAAACCTGTGCTTGTATTACCTAGCGGATAACGTGCTACCCACAATCCATAATCATTGTTAATAACACTTGTCCAATCATGAGAATATGCAACGCTTTGACTCATGTAAATCATAGGTTTAATGCCTGTCAAATTTTCTACTGTCTGCAAAAACTCCAGTGCGAATGATACACCTTTATTAACTGCTGTACTCTCAAAGTCAAGAACAAGCACAGCTTTGTTAATGTACGGTTCTACTGTTCTTACAAAGTACTCAGCTTGCTGTTTAGCAGACGGTGCATAAGACATATAATGGTAAACGCCTAACTTCTTACCACTGTTTAACGTGTCATTTGCTTGTTTTGTAAATGACGGCGAAGTGTATCCTATGCCCTCTGTCGCTTTTACAACAACAAAATCAACGTCCATTTTTGTAACATTGATATTGGACTGCCAGTTAGAAATGTCAATACCATTCATCTGTGCTGACACTGTCACTGGTGTAAGCGTCAAAATAATTGCAATACATACAGCTATAAACTTTTTAAATCTCTCCACTTTTATCACCTCCTTTATTGAATTCATCAACAAGTTTTTGTAAAGCCAGAGTATTATTATTCAACGCTGTCTTTACGCTCTCCATTTCTTCTACGTGCTGTGCCTGAAGCTCAATACGTTCTTCTCTTGACTTGTCTTCTGTGTACTTAACATAACCACCCATTGCTACACACATAGCAATAGGAAAACCTACGCTCTGTACGATCTGAACGATTGTTTCAACCATTATCTCACCTCCTTATCTAATATAATACATCACTTGTAAATATTGTCAATGGATTTTGCAAAAAAAAAAAAAAAAAAAAAAGAGACGGACAAACCGTCTCTCTTCTTGTCCGTGACCGAAAATAAGAACGTGAAGGGATCACAACTCCACGCAATCTCGCAAGCTACCTGCTTATGTGTGAACCGAGATTGTCCAGCAGTTCATTAAATCCGGGGAACGATTATATTATAATACTAAATAAAACGCTTATCAATAGGAAAGTAAATCTAATGTCATGTTTTTGCAATTTAGATTCTGAAACCTAACAACGCCCCTATTAAAATAATCTCTCAATAATATGACTATGTAGTTACTCGCAGTAACTCTAACAGTTCTATCGTCTGTAACGTCATTAACATTAAAACATATTCTTGTTGGGAACGTCTGGTCTGCTCCCTCTGACACGTACACGCATGAATCATATTTACGCACATTGTACCACTCTCCGTTATACTTGACAGAAAGCATATACTGTGAGTACCCCGATGGTCTGTTTATCAGAGCTGTATTATCATTAAGATAAACATTCTGACTAGCATATTCATAATAAGAACTTTTAGAGAAAGCTCTGTTGAAACCGGCTGACTGGAATGCTTTTTTCGCATTCTCGTTATAAGTTCTCTCAAATACCCAGCCATCACCTCGTAAAATTTTAGTGTTACGTTTCAGTTTCTTGGAAATACCTAAAGCAGAGTAATAAGGATTTAGAATTGTCACCGTATTTGATGCCATATATAAGGGTACTCTTCTGCTCTGCTGACCGTCTCCCCTTGCGATCGTCGTGTGAATAGACATTAACTTCTCAATCTCGTTTGGAAGATAGTTGTTGTCCTCTGATTGATATTCATCAAAGAATCCATGACGGACTTTGATGAAAAGTGCTGACGCTCTCTTTATCTTTGATGCCATACTTAATGGTAAGGCGAACCCGCAAGGTGACTGATCAATAAATAGCTGAATGATAGCACCGTCAAAAAGTTTCTTTTCAGTCATAACATGACCTTTATAGAATATCCTTCCTATATCATTAAAGAAACCCTCACTTACGTTTTGCATATCTGTCTTATACCTATAAAGGTAAAAGAATTGATTAACATCTTTAACCTTGAAAAAGTCATCCACTAATTTCTTCTTCCATGACACGGATTTTCCGGCAGTTCGATTGCCGTCTGAAATATATATATCTGGGTGATTACCTTTAGCGTCCTTTAAGGTTAAAAGATACTGACAAGAATAATAACCGTCACTCATAACTTCCCTCCTTATATTTAGGTGAATATACAATATATTTATTTCCTTTAGTGTCAGTCACTCTATACATATAAAGCTCCTTATTAACTCCTATACATGATATCTCCTTAACATTATCGTCATTATAAATATGATGCAATGTTCTACACGTTACAACTGACCTATTAAATGCATTAATATTTATCATGTTATACCTCCAAATAAAAAGCCGGATGCTTTAACACCCGACTTATAGTTATTCTGTTATCAGGCTTACACAATCACACAGGTGAGGAAGTCTTTACCCTTATAGTTAGAGGATTCTTTACGGATAATCTTTATACCCCACTCTTCCTCTTCACCTTTCATATCTTCTGCGATATCGCAATACTGACGATAGAGCGGTTCAGATCCGGAAATGTACATTGTGCCGTCCTTATCAACGTACACGTATTTTATGTAATCCTGATTATCAGCCTTCTCATTATGCACAGAAACCTGTGCCATCCATGCAACATTAATTAGTACGCCTGCGTCTGTCTCCTTTGTGGCTTCATCAAGCTGAATCATGTCCGCAAAGTTCTTAACTGCAACTTTCTCTTTTCCTGTGAGTTCCTTTGATGCTTCAATAACCTGTGCTTTATAATTTGCTTTATTTTCCATTGTTTATTCTCCTTTTCCTTTTATATTATTTGTTTCTTTTTATTGACTCAGCTTTAGCCGCCATTTCTTTCTCAGACACGTCTTCACTCTTAATAACTTCTGAGTGTTCAAGAAATGTTTGTACGTTCATCCCTCTTGTTTCCTGAACAAACTTTATTTCCAGAATAGTTACAAATGAATCCTTAAACTCCTTTTGAAGCATTATTTCTGCTTTTTCTCTGGTGTTACAGTTGAAAAGTGTGATATCACCGTAATCTGTCTCTATCTTTCCGTCTTCCTTGAAAACTCTTTCATAAGACACATACGCCTTTTTGATTGTTCTTGTTACATTTCCCATTTTTACATTCTCCTTTCTGTTTACCTTTTATATTACACTGTATATATTATATACAGGTGTAATTTTTTTGTCAATACTTTCTCGTGGATTAAATGCTTTTTCTCTCAATATTATTCCCCCCGGAACTCTTGTTGCTTTAAGGTTACAATCATCTAGGTGTAATCCTACTGTTAGCTGTGTAATGTCATAACCATCGTCAATAAATTTCTTCTTAGCACTAGGAGACATTCCTGCGGCTTTTATCAGTAAATCAGGTTCACATGGTTTGTGTTTCTTTTCGACCATTCGCTCACAATACATTTTTTGCCGTTCATAAAATGCAATGTCAAATTTACCTTCGCACTTCCACTTACATAAGGCGGTGGGGTGCTCTTCTATCATGTTAGGAGCGTCAATGCCGATAAGGTGAATACTGTCTGTGTCTGCATATATGAACCTGTCATAATTAGCCATAGCATGACGTATTGTAAAGTTACGTGCATAAGACGTAATAGCAGCTCCTACTGGAATGTATCCTACCTTCTTTTCATGCTCTTCCACTAACTCAAAGTGAACAACATTATCTTCGCCTAAATACGGTATTTTGTAGGAGCTATTATCACTCGTTGCATACTTACCATAAAGATTGTTAAGAAACAACTTTGCAAGTTCCCTCATAAACCCACTACTATTCATCTTTATTTCTGCGTACTTATTAATATATTCATCAAATATCCCTGTAACTGCATTAAACCACATATAGTCTAAATATTCAACGTCATATAAATCATAAGTGTCTAATAATAGCAAGTAATCCGTCATAGTTAACGTAAGCTCCTGTATTGTGTCTAATACTTCACCATCTTTATTTATATGATAGCGATAATACTTTCCCTTCCATCTTACATCTGATGTGTAAAGGTTTTCATTGGCTTTGTAATATATTGAACCTCTAATATGTAACCATGGAAAACATTTTTCTTTTAATTTGAATCTACATCTTATCCGGATAAAAGAATATTTTTTCTTATCATATAATATATTTTCTGGTATTTTTCCATAACAATAAGTTCCATGTCCTATCGGGTATCGTGAATCGCTAACACTGTGCATAACTGATGGATACAATGAGTTTACGTCATAAACAAGCCCCCACTGTATAAGCCTACGTCTATATTTTGGGTTAACGTAGCACCACCCGCCTTGATACGCCCTATGAACGTAATCCCAGTGATTCCACACGCCAGTGTAGCTACCGTCTGCATCATCTTCCCTTATATCAGGAAAGTATGAGTTCCACTCTTGTTTAGAGAAGAATTCCTTATACTCACTAATACAGCATGATCCTATTGTAAGCTTATTATGTTTCTGGTTAAACATCATTTCAAGAGCTTCTTTTAAGACTAGAACATCATTCTTGATATAATCTTCTTCACTCGGGGTTATCTCACAATAAGCGTACCTCTCACCGTTATAGTTCATTTCAAGTTTTTGATGCTTTGTTTGAAAGCTTTCACCTATTATAGCTAAACTAGACGGCATAAGCTTTAATGAGTCACGTATTTCCAATACAGTCTTATTATATTTTAGTCGTATCCAATACCATTGCCCCATATCAGAAATGCTGGCATTGAATGTTTTAGAACGCATATCCTTTTCTTTGTCTCGTGTGAATGACCATCCTTCATTTAATAAAAAATCCACTATAAAGCTTCCATCAAACGAAAGATTGTGGAAGTAAAGAACGTTGTGCCCATCCATCCGCAAAAAACGATATATAAAATCTCTAATACTGTGAGTGATAGTTACAGTTTCTGTGACATCATATAACGCAACGTCTGCCGCTCCCCATACCTCAGTCTTATCTTGAAACCGTCCTTTTTCTTCCTCAAGCTTATGCCCCCATGCAGTAGTCTCAAAATCGCAAGCCCAGTATGTAACCTGTTTTCGTCTACTCATTTTCGACTATCCCATATGAGTTCATAAACCTTTCTAATTCTCCAGAGGAACGACTCCAATCCATCACGTTAGATATAGCATTAAAAGCGGCACTAATAATTTGACCTTTATATTCAGTGGTAGCTGGTAATAATCCGCCGTGATTCTCAATCACATTCGCAAAAGCTATCCTATCCCTACGTATTAACTCGTCTGTGCGTTCACGTAAGTCTGCCTGAACTTTTGGGTTAAAATCTTCAATAGTTTCATACCACTTTTCTATTAAAGCGTCTATCTCATCAGCTGGTTCATCAGGCGTTTCAACTGTAATGTTAGCTATCACATCCCTATCTAATGACTTGATAGACAGAGATATTTCCTGTTCAAAAGGCGAAAGTTTGAAAAACGCTTTATTGTCTTTTAAAGCTTTTCCTCTACCAGATTCCCCTGGGCTTAGGTATCTATCATTTAATATATCGTATATTTCAGATCTAGAGATAATTTCTTTAGCAGTCATTGACTTTATACGCCTTATACTTGCTTCTGTTGGATTCTTGACTTTTTGTATTGTAGGAACAATATAACCTTTTTTCGTCTGTGTAGACACTCTACGCATATAATTGCGGTAAGCTTTGTTATATTCTTGTCTTAACTTATAAGATTTTGTGTTCTTATTAACACGTCGCCTAGTCTTCTTCCTCATACTTTACCACCTTAAAACCTCCCTCCACAGGAATATATTTTACCTTATCCCCAGGGTGAATATTAAGATCACGTAACATTGTTGCAGGAACTGTAAGCCTAGGTGTAAAACCACCAGACTTCTGTCTAACGAACATGACCTTATATACACGGTTTTCATTTTCAACTCTACTCACGTTTTTACCTCCTTATATTATGAAATTATAGGGTATTTACCCGACACACCTTTAGGTGCGTTTCGTCTTAATTCTCAAAGACTCGTCAGGGGCTTTTCATCTTCTGTATGGAAGTTACAAGATTAGGCAACCTGAATGGTTATTGACTTCCCTTCCCTTACCTTGTACCTATATTATAAACCATTGACGTGCCGAATACAAGTGGTAA